ATAAAGCATTCAAGGGTGCACCTGTTTGGCTTATGACAGAATATGGTTCAAATCAAATTTTAGCGGGTCATACTCCTTTTAAAAACAAGAAATAAAAAGAGGGATAAAAAATATGAGTAGTTTTATGTTATGCGGCAAGAAAGGTGGTTGTTGCCCAAAGGTAGATATAGATGTGAAAACAAAAACAGTAACCATAACTGATGATTACGGCGGAGAGATAGTGATAACATTGGACGAGTTTAAACAACTACAAGAACATGATATGCCGAATATGCAGGATTAGATGCGGGAGAGAGGGGATAGATTATTACAGTTGCAGATGGGGATATTGTGAAAGACACGACCCCGAAAAAAGAAACAGAAGCAATTGAGTACCCAGTCTTTAACATAGTAGGTTTCGATGAAAAGAATGCTAACGAGATGAAAACACTCGCCGAACTCAACAATGCCTACATCGCACTTATGCAACAATATGAACAAGCAAAAAGAAACATCAATGTTATTAAGGAAAATAAAAAGAATGTGGAAGTTGGCGAAATAAAAGTCGAAGACCTCTACGTACCCTTTGGCGCAGGACTCATACGCAAGATGCGACATGATGAAAAAGATACATTCCTCAAAATACATAATGATGCACTACGTACCGAGGAGATAAAAATAAACGCTATCATAGGACAGTTACAACATAAAGCAGATAGTCTAGGAGAGCAACGAATGCGTGTCTTCCGCATACTATATAGTATACTTGAGGGGCAACACAACTTTAAAAAAGAAGACCTCATAAAAATATTATCAGGATTGGAGAATGTTGGTTTCAAGAATACAGATAAGGTTTTCGATAAGATACAAAGTGTGATGGAACAGGTGAAAAATAGTGCTTGATATTCCCGCAGCGGATAAACTCAAACTCAAATATAAGATAGGGATGCATTTCATATTACGGGAGATTGAGAAACAAGCAAAGACCCTGGGACTTGTAACCTCTGACGAAAAAACCGCTATCGAAATAATGCATGACGACCTACTAAACTGTACTAATTATCCAATACGTATAATGTATAAAAAAATGATGGAAGCAGCGGGTTACATGGGTGAATCCTACCAAGCAACAATAATAACGGATATGGGCGCACCAGTGCTCTGGATGGCTTATAGAGATACTGCTTACCGTGATTGTTTCTTCTGGTGGCAAAATGAAGTTATCACAGATCCTTGCATGGTAGTTAATCTTAAACCTTATGTTAAACCACCCAGTATGTGGTATTGCCCCAACTGGAAACAATCCAAGGATGCAACCCATCGTAAAAAAGATAGTGGTGAGATTAAAAGTTTTGATATGAGTCCAGAGGAGAAAATGTTTGTCCCTAAGTATCAACAGGATGAGTTGGATAAAATCCTTAAGAAACATGAGAAAGATTATGAATGGAAAAAGTTGATTGATGAAGTCAATGATAGAATTAAGGATGGTAAACGTAAAATTTAATATTTAAATATTTTTTAAAACAATTTATTAATAATTTTTGAGGGAGGAAGGGATTTTTTTTATGCCAGCGATTAAAGAAGGGGAATCAGAAAAAGATTATGTGAGTCGTTGTATTCCTGTAAGGATTAGGGAGAAGGGTGAATCACCAGAGCAGGCGTCAGCGGCATGTCATGGTATGTATAAACAACATCAAGAAAAAGGTACTAACTATTTTGAACCGCCACCCGCAGGAGATTTGGGTGAGACGGGTAAAAAGATACTTAGTAAGGTTTATAGTGAATGCCGTAACAAATGGGTCAAAGAACATCCAGATGATAGAGAGAATGCACATAATAAAGAAAGTTGTGCCCGTATAGCATGGACAGCAGTACATAACGCTGGATATGATGAAATTAATAAACGGGAATATATGCGTCTCGACTTATGCAATGATGGCGCTATAACACTAGATGATGATAATGCAAAAATAGAATTTGCAACACCAGAAACAGTAGGAGATGGAAAATATGAGAAATATCACGCTATCGCAATCATAGGTGACCGTTTCTACAAGGGTAAATTCTTTCCAGCAACAGAACTTAATAAGGCGCATATAGATGGTACTATACATGATATTAACCATATGGCGACAACCTTTGATGTGGATATATTCGGTAATCCACGACAGAATATAGAGTACGAGGTAGGTTTTCAGAAGGGACAGAGTTACAAAGACAAGAAACTGCATACGGAGATATATATCAAGAAGGATGCACCAAAATATCAGGCATGGAAGAACCATATAGACCTATGCAGAGACATTGGTAAAACGCCGAATCTAAGCATCAGTTTTTACCATAATACTAAACAAATATTGGGTAAGGATCTGCCAGATGATACTAATTTTCAGGAATACGGTTACACACGGGAGAGTATGATTCCATGTATCACGGATGTGGATATACAGGCACTATCTACGGTTTTTAAGGGTGCATGTACAGAGAAGGATGGTTGCGGTATCGGAATAAATTTTAATCAACCGATACCGATAATTGAGGGGAAAAAAGAGGATTTAGATTTAGAAATATTGAATAAAAAAAGGATAGAGTTAGAAATTGAGAAAGAAAAAATTAGAGGAAGGAAAATTTTATGGAAGAAAATAAAACATTTGAGCAATTAACTCAGGAACTGGAAAATCTGAAGAAACAGAATCTCATTCTTGAACTTGAACAACAGCAAGAAATAGCGAAGAAACAAAGAGAGGAACTAACATCTAAGGAAAAAGCGAAACTCAAAGAGGAATTACGAGAAGAAATCAAGAAAGAATATAATCTAACAGCGACAAGTCGACTACAAACAACTGGTACAAATCAGCAAAGCATGAATCTTGCAGGTGATAAAAGTTTCGAGGAATTCAAAGCAGGATACATAGGTAGGGCACAAAAAGCTGGTAAAGACATCAAAGGAAGAACATATGCAGAGATACTTGAAGAAATGAGTTACAGGAGAGTGGCATAAAATGAAAACTTTGATGGAACTCACAGACGACACAACAGTCAACGCCTGGGTACCAACACAGGCATGGGCAGACCTCATAATGGAAGCCAGTGCTTGTTATGGTCAACTCAGTGGTGTTATAACCGCTGTGGATTACGATCTCGCTGCTGGTAATGGTAATGTTGTCAATGTACGTTATTTCCCTGCTCGTACTGCACAAGGACCATTCGATTGCGGTTGCGAATGTCTCAGTGAAGCAAGTACCGCTTTAGGGGTTCGTCCAATCACTATTCAACAATATGGTGACTATGATAAGATGTGCGAATATTCACTTTGGAAAGCAAAAGGTCCAGTGAAGGAAGGCACACTTAACGAGATGGCGAAGGGGCTCGCTGTTGCTCGTGATGCAGCTATTTGGACAGCACTCACAGCAAGAATAGGCAGTTATGTCACATATACAGCTATGGCTTGTAGTGCGCCTAGTGCCACAGACGCAGAAAGTACATATTGTTGTACAGGAAGATACAGAAAGAGTTTATACAATAGTATTGTCAGTCTTACACAAGAAATGAAAGGCGGTTGTTTAAACCCTGATACTGTGATTATGCATCCGACTGTCTCCAAATGGTTCTACATGATGGATTACAATGAATTACCACAATACAGTTTACAATTTACTAACGGAAAACTTACATTACTCAACGGTTTAAAAGTCATTGAGACAGGTAATGCTACTAGTTGCAACGCTATTCGTGCTACTGGTAGTACAACAAGTGTGATGGCAGTCGTTATTGATAGTTCACGGGCTGTTGGTGAAGCATGGGGTAAACACCCAGAGTTCTATGAAGACTTTGTACCAGATTGTAACTACTGGAAGGAAGTCGTCTGGATGTACTGGGGATGCGCTGCTCTTGACCCGAATGCTGTAGCAACTATCAGGAACCCGTATCCGTAGAATGAGTAAAAAGAGAGGAGACTTTTTTTTGTTTTCTTCTCTTTTTTATTTTATTAATGGAGGAAAAAACTATGAAGAAACTTTACCGTAACATAATTACGGGTGATGAGTGTCTTCTTGATGACTCTGTTGATGAATTACTCATTATGGAACTTGATAATGATTTTGATTGGAGGGAGTGGATGACGATATGAATGAAGAAATGGGATTGACAGGTACGATTGAATACAAGGTATGGGATAAAAACGGTTATTTGAAGGATGAAGGAGTTTATCGTAACTTTATCTGCGATGGTCTTAAAACACTGGTTATTGACCTTATGAATGGTGCAAGTGTTGTTACTGTGAAAGCGATGGCTGTTGGTACTGGTGCTGTACAAATCAATACTGATACTGCTCTTACTACTATGGTATCTTATAATAATGATAGTGGTAGTAGTGCTGTAGTTATATTTGCTGATTCGCAACCTAGTGCTAATGCTTTAAAGTTTATTGCTACTTTTGGTTGTGATGCAGCCGCAGGATGGGTATTGACAGAGGCAGGACTTTTCAGTGTGGACGGGTGTGCATCTGGTATGGCTGCTTATGCAACAATCGCTAACACGTTGGCATTGGCTGATAGTATTCAACTCACTTGGACATTAACATTCACCTAGGTAATCTATGGATTTTTTGGCAACGGCTACTTTTGTAGCCCTTATCTTTCTTTCGATAACGATTTTTTTAGTTTTATATAGGGATAAGTTGAAAAAGTTTTTGAAAAAACAATGGAAAAAAATATTTGCAGTTGGCACGGTTGGAATGTTGACAACCACTGGTGTATTGTTTTTCCTTCCACCAACTGGTGATAATCCATCTGATAATATTGATGTTGAGGCTTTTATATGGGTTCCAAGCACAGGTTATGGTAGTATGCCTCACTGGGAAGTTAATAAAACTTATGCCAAAGATTTTTTAAAATATAACATGAAATGGCGTTTACAGGCTAGTAATAATTTAGTTGATTGGTATGATGCAAATGAATTGCTGGATATAGGTCTAAATTGGGTGGATATAAATTCAAGTTACAAAGTAACACTTACTCTTAATACTACTTTATCTCCCAAAGAATTATATTATCGTTTTGATTTAGCATGCAATAAATCTCTTAAGCAATATGCAGAAATAGATAGTTATGAATGGACTTTGACGGTGCCTGCTAATGCTACTGAGAATTATACTCTTTTTTTTAATTGGAGCGACATAAAGGATTTAGTTTCATCTGGGAAAGTTACTTTAAATAAGGGGGTTAAAGATAACTTTTTCTGGTTCAGGATACAGACTGTAAATATGATACAGCCGAATAAGATTTTTGTTATAGATCCATCTTATGGAATAATATTGGATTCAACTATTGATTCTTGGGAATGGGACCCAGAGGAGGGTTCAGCGGTTGCTTCAATGAACCAGATTCTTAAACTTAACAATTCAGAGTATTATATCACCCCTATATCCTCTGGTGCGGGAACTGATTATGATGGTACTCTTACAACTTTTCAAATAAGTGATAATAACGGGAGTTTTACCACTAAAACAATAAAAAGTCAATGGGAATACGATACAAGTGATGGTCTTTACGCAGGTGTTATACCGCTTGAAAATGTTAATGATACATATATTGTTTATTATAGGGATGCAGCAGCTGGTGTTATATTTACAACTAGAGCATTCGCAAATGATGGTACATTGCAGAAAACACAGATAGCAACAAGGAGTTATACTTATCCGCATACGTCTCAGATGCTTCATGTAACTGGTGATGTTTATGCATTGATTTACCAAGAAGGCGGTGGTGGTTTTGATTATTTCCTTGAAACCTATAATATTTGGAGTAATGGTACTATAAGTTCAAGGATTGATTATGTTGAATGGGACCAGACAAGTGCTGCAGCTGCACGTGATTGGAGACCGCAAGCTATAATGCGTGATATTGATACAATAGCTATAGCTTGGTGTGAAAGCGTGGGTAGTGACGGATGGATAACAACATTTAATATCAGCAGCGCAGGAGATATAACCAATACTGAGGCTGATTCTTGGGAGTTTGATAATGTTTATGGTAAATATCCTTTTATACATAATATTTCTGGTGATGTCTACGCAATAGCATATCAGGATAGTAGTGGTGACGGTATAATTAACACTACAATTATTTATGATACTGGTATGATGAGTAAGACTTGGATTGATTCTTTAGAGTTTGATATTGCTGATTGTGTTTTTCCAGTAGTTTTCATTATTGATGATGCTTCTGATTTTAATCCTGGTGTTTATGGTATTAGTTATCAAGGTTCTGGGGCTGATGGATTCATTTGTACTTTAAATATCACCGATGCAGGGGTGATGAATTCTGCTATTATTGATTCTTTAGAGTTTGATGCTGCAAATAGTGGATATTTTGCACCTGTAATACATTTAGCAGATTGTTATTATTGCGTAATTTATACAGGAACTAATAGTAACGGTTGGGCTAAAACAGTTTATATAACCACAGGCGGAGCAGATTATTATATTGAATATTTAACAACTGGTTCTGGTAATTGGACTGTACCCGAGGGTGTTTATAAAATAACTGTATTAGTTGTAGGTGGAGGGGGTGGCTCTGGATATAATGATGCAGATCAATATATAGATGCAGGTGGTGGAGGAGGAGGGGGTTTAATATTTATAGAAAATATTACAACAATCGGAGAAGTTGCAATAAATCCTGGTAATAACATTAGTTATAATGTAGGTACTGGTGGAGATGGTGCTGATTCAACAAGTGTTTATGGAGGTAACGGAAACGATACAACATTCGGTAATCTTACAGCTAAAGGGGGTGGAGGAGGTGGTAGTGGTTCAATAGGTGGTCAAAAGAAAGATGGTCAGGATGGAGGGAGTGGTGGTGGAGGAGGTTCAACAAGTGTTGTAGGCGGAGTAGGTGGTAATGCTACACAACCTTTGCAGGATGGATGGTCAGGGATTTACGGATATGGCTGCAATGGTGGAGATGCAACCGCTGGTAATGGTGCAAGTGGTGGTGGTGCTAATAATTCTGGTAGCAGTACAGATTTATTTCCAAAGGGTGGTGATGGTGATAATTATTCATCTGTTTTTTGCAGGGTTTATGCTGATGGTAATTTTTCAGGAGGAGGTTCGGTAGTTTCTATAACTTCGTATACAATGGATTATTCAGGATATGGTGGTGATGCTTATGGACAAACTAGTATTGGGAGTTTTAATGGTGAAAATGGTATAATCTGCATACGTTATTCTATAATATCACCAATACCACCATCTGGTCCACAATCGAATCTAACAATACGCAATGATGGTATAGATTATTTCGTCTGGCTTGGTAGTAACACATCAGCATATAATGTATCAGCTCAGATAGACAACTTCGATGAAACAACCGAATACATCGGGATACAAGGTAACGATACATGGAGTAAAACAAATGGTAGCTGGATGCATTACCATTATGCAGATCAGAGTGGAACAAACTTTAGCGTAACAACTTTTGATGTAATAGAAGTCTATCTAACCGATGTTGGTACACAAGTAATCAGTATGTACGAGAATGAGAGTTGGAACTATACAAACAGTAAAAGTTATACATGGGTGAACAACACAAAAAACAAAGGATACAATTATACAGGTTATAACCGCATGAGTGACACAACACTTAGTGCGATTAATACAAGTGTCACATTACAAAGTGGGGAATTCATTGGTCTCTGGAATAAAACAAGTTATAGTTGGGTAATATATAATGCTGGTATCGGGATAACTGATGATAATGTGGCGCAATGGGATGTGATTATCTCAAAAGTTGAAGACACGGAGACATGGAATACATGACGTTATCAGTTCCCTATGTTGTCGGTGGGTACGTTTATAAAAGCACTGGCGTAATTGCTTCTGGAGCAAACGTCCATGCACAAGATACCACAACAGGTGGAAGTTTTGCGAATACAACCACAGATGGATCTGGTCGTTACCAGATCAACCTGCAAACCATAGCAATAGATGGTAACAATATCAGAGTTAACGCCTCATATCTTGGTGAGAATAAAGATAATACTTTTACTTTGAATATTGGGGATGGTGCTAAACTACTCTATCTCACACTTGAAGCAACAACAATATCAGATACTATTGCTTTAACAGAGAGCAATATTAAGAAACCCAGTCAGTTTTTATCAGACAGTTTAACAATCGCTGAAAGTAAATTAATGAAACCATATAGGAGTTTATCTGAGAGTTTAGGAATTATTGAATCATTGGTTAAACAACCCAGGTTATCAAAATCAGACATTCTTGCATTAATAGAAACTAAACAGGCGAGTTATATAAAAATATTAACGGATGCTTTGATATTAAATGAAACATTATCTAAACAACCAAGACTCAATAAATCAGACACTATTGCATTGACAGAATCTTTAAGGCAACGAATAAACAGGACAACAACAGATATTCTTGCTTTAAATGAATCATTATTAAAAGCATATATAATCAGTATATCAGATAATATCATTTTAACAGATTCAGGAATAAGACAAACCATTAATAGACAACTTTCTGAATCAATGATTTTAATAGAAAACATTAAAAAATATTTGAGACAAACATTATCAGATACTATTTTATTAGACGAAACACCACCTGGGGGACAAAATGCTTTTGCCTCAGACACTATCGCAATTGCTGAAACACTTAAACAACGGATAAACAGGGCAATATCGGATAATTTATCGTTATCGGAATCAAAAATATTACTGGTTAGAAAACAGTTATCAGATATCATTATTTTATCAGATTTACTTGCAAAAACATTTTGTAAAAATATCGTTGATACATTAGCAATAACGGATAGTTACAAGAGGAAGATATATCTTGGACTTTCAGACCCAGTCATAGTAACAGAAACACTTAAAAAAGGTATCAACAGGGCATTACTTGAACAACTAGGAATCATAGATGCAAAGAATATCAATATAAGAATAAATAAACTGGATACAATCGCACTCACAGAAACATTAAGAAAAATGGAAATAATAACACTATCAGATACAATTGGTCTTAATGAGATACAGAAATTATCTATTTATAGAAACCTAACAGATCTCATAAACATTATAGAAAACCTATCAATATCAGCAAATATCGCAATGGTAGACGATAAACCCTACCTCTACATCGAAAACGAGGGAATCTATAAACTAATACCGATAAATAAAGAAATCTATAAACTCTTTAACGATAATCAACAAAATTATAATATCAATAAAAGAAAAGGGAGTTGATAAAACATTACAGTTTATGAAAGAAGCGAAACTTATGTTCACCGAGTGGATGTCAGAAGTCCAGATACACCAAGTATACTGACAAATGTAACCGATATGACATTCACTCTTTACGATCCCTGTAACTTCATAATAGTCAATGCACAAAGCATGACAAGTGACGCTACAGGGAAATATTTTTACAAACACACACTTAGTAGTACCGCAACATATGGAAGATATAAAACAAGAGCAATCGCTACAGGTGGAAGTTACGCAGTAATAGATAACGAATTCTTTGTCATGCCCTGGAATGCCGTCCTCGATATACGTACCACGATGGGACTCGGCACTGACGAAAAAAGCATAGATGACGACGCAATCAACCATATAACATGGAATAGTTATCAATATGCATTAAGGGATATCTTTACACATCATTACGTGGAATCACCAAATCCTGATCCAACAAACGGATACATGTTCAATGGTACAAATACTAGTTTTAAAACCAAATATTACCCACTAGCGGATATTACTGGGGATGGGAATATCTGGGGTAGTGGCGACACAGTTAGTTGCGGATCTGATATAACTTGTTACTGGGTAGACAATAATGGTAGACATCAAGAAGGCAAAGTCAAAGTCATATCGCCACTCACAGGAGAAATAAGCATCTATCAATACGATGGAACATCTGCAATACCACAGGATAACGAGGGTGTATATCTGGATTACTGGGTACGGAGTTGGAGATATGATGAATACCTGTTTCAACAAGCAGTAGTACGACTCGCCTGCCATGAGATAAGTAGACGACTTACAACACTTGATAAGGTTACTCTTGCGGATATACGAAATAATAACCCTATCATTATGATTAACCCTAATCTTTTTATGAATGAATATCAACGATATATTAAAAGGAATAGGGAGATGGTACTCGGCGGAGTATAAAAAATATGTTAACATATTACAGTTTTGACCCACGATGGGATATACGGGAAACCATTGGTACAAAAATAGATTACAATACCGATGACGTAGATGAATATTGTTTACCCGTACTCGATGATTACCGTGACACAATCTATGTACCACTTTTTACACCTGGGGAGACACAGGCAGAAGACCCACATCCTATGCCATTCATAGAGATGCTACTGGTTAGTTCACCCGCACGGGTACATAATGCACAGGGGGATGTACGTGAACAGGATGCATACATTGATTTCAACATATGGTATACCAATACAGATAATATTAGCAGTGTTAGTTGGGGTAAAAAAGTCAGTGACAAAATCGTGAATAGCATAATGACTTATCGACATAGTGTGACTAGTACGCATTGGGTCGAGGTTGTTAATGATGGTCGGGAAATCATTGAGAACCCAACGGGCAAACAAATAGTTTTTCATAGGATTGTAGAGGTTTATGTTAAAAAATATGGATAAAAAAGATTTAAATATAATAATTTTGAGGGAGGAATAAGAAAAAAATGGGACTCGGAATGCCGTTTCAAGGAACAATTGTATGGTTGCCAGAAGTAGTATATAGTTATGGTTCAACAGGAATAGGATATCTACCAAGCGATAAAGTATATAATGTGAAAATGGACTGGGGGGATACATTCAAAGGACTCAGGGGTTTTAGTGAACCAAGTATATGCGGATGCATTAGTACACCAAGTGACCCAACATTGCATATTGAATGGGTGACGCAAGAAGTAGCGTGTTCACTTGCATCAACAAGTGTCACTAGAACATCAACAATGGATTTACCAAGTTTATTCTTTGATATAGGACTCAATACAAAAGGTGCTACTAAATCATATTACAAAGTCAGTGGTGCTAAATGTAAAACATTGAATCTCAAGAGCAGTACAGGCAATGAATACGTTTGGTCAGCAGATTATAGCGTATGCAGTATAACACAAGCAACAACCGCAACACTTACTGTACCAGCTCGTAGTTTTGCGTCGTTTGCTTTCTTCAACAAAGTAGGCAACGTCATAGGAAAAGATGGCAGTACAGCACTTGCAACAATAGTGGATAGTATAGATATCACAATCAATAACAATCTGGTGGATTACTGGGATCACGATAGTCCATATAAACAAGCATGTATACCAGGAGCACTCGATGTCAGTGGTACAGTCGGCATTAGCGGAGATGATGGTGGTAAAGTATTCACAGACGCAATCTATAACCAACTCACCAATATAGTGATAGATATGGGACTTACAACCTATGATGTTGTTACATTGTCACAGGTTCGTTGGGATAACAATAGCATCGAAGGAAATACTGCTAATGAAGGATTAAAGATACCTGCAAAATTCACTGCTAAAACATTCACAATAGCCTCATAGAGAGAAATTTGTTCTCTCTTTTTCTTTCTATTTTTTTTAGATTCACCCTTCGGTGAAAGGATATAAAAACATATGAATAATAAATACAAATTTGATTGGGTAAACAACGGAGAGGAATTCACTGCACCAAAAATAAGTGCAGAAATCGATTTAGAGATACTGGATTTTATGAGCAAACAATCAACCGATTTAAAAGATGTACAAAGGAATATTATAGATTTCATAGAAACAGTATACTTGGTATTCTGTCGGGTTGACAAAAATATTTCACGTGATACAATAAAACAACAACTCAGTGTACGAGAAATAGGCAACTTGGTATATTGTTTCAGGACACAAGATAACACTATCACAAAATGTCCGCACTGTGACAAACCACTAACATATAATGATATCTATCCCGTTAAGGTTGATGATAAAAATTTTCACAAAACCCAATCAAAAAAAGATACTATTGCGATGAAAAAAGAAAACTAAAAAACATGATATTTGAAATGATGATTCAGACCAATAATAGTTACGATGATATACTCAATATGAGTATTAACGAGTTGGTGGAATTCTTTGAATACTATCGAGAGAGGCAGACTGGGACAGCAAAACTTACAGAACAACAGAAACAGATGATTGAACAAAACAAGATTGATAGAATGAGGAAATAAGAGTATGGGAAAAGCGGTCGTTAACATAAGTGCGGAAGATCATGCAAGCTCGGTAATCGATAATGTTGCAAAACGACTTGGCATATTCAGTCAACAGGGTATAGCGATGGGTATCGGTTTCGCAGCATTAACCAAAGGGATACAATTCGCAGAACAAGCAATCAGTGCTATGATAGATTATATCGCAAAGGGTATAGAGATGAACCGTGAATTTGAACTCAGTATGGCACGTCTCTCTGTATCAATTGTAGATTTCGACATGTCTATCGAAAATCTCTCCACAGATTTAAAATATATGAGTGTCATGTTTGGCACTGATTTAAATACATTGACTCTTGCCTTGCGTAATTTTACACGTGAAGGTTTTTCCGCATCTGAAGCTACCAAAATGCTTTTCCAAACTGAAAAATTTGCTATTGCAACAAATGAAGATTTAACTTCGGCGCAACATTCCGTCATTGAAACTATGGAAACTTTCGGTCTTGGTTCAGAAAGTACGAATTATATTATAGAAAAACTTAATCAGATAATTTCTAAAACAGGTTTAACATTAGCAGATATAAGTAGAATAATGGGACAATCATCTACAGTTGTTCAGGAGAGTGGAATTAATTTTGAAACATTTGCAAATATACTTTATACATTAGATGATAAGGGTGTAGGCACAAGACGGATGTTCACAGAATTAGAAGATACTATAAAGAATCTTAATAGCACTACCTTGAAGATTTTAGGTGTCGTAGATGATGTATCTACAAAATTTGAAACGATAACAGCTACTACTGCTTTTACAAAATTGAGTCTTGACAAACTCGCAGAACTTAAGGAAATGGATTTATCCAAACCTTTCGATATAAGTACATATTTTGATAAGGAAAAATGGGATAACGCTGTAGAAACTGTAAGACTTTTAAAAACAGAGGGTATAACAACACTTGAACAATTTAATGCTTTGATGGCATCTAGCAAAGGTCCAGTATCTATTGGTGGTGAAAAACTTGTGCAAGAAGGTTTGGATATAACTAAACTTATCAGAATTATATTAGCATATAATGATTGGACTGGACAAGCGACAGATAGTACCCAGGCATTAAAAGACGAGATAACAAAACTTGGAAAAGAAACTGATATTTATATAGCAACTTTGGAAACTACAAATATTGCAATAGAGACAAATAAGGATAATATCGCTGATTGGATTAAAGAACAAGAAAAACTTACTACATTACATGGATTAAATGAAGACATCCGTTATATGGGGATGGGACTCGAAGATGCTAGTTATGCGGAAAAGATACATAATGTTGCAACAAAAGAACTAATTGATAGTATACGAGTTCAACGTGAGGAAATAGATGCATTGAACGAAGCAAATTCGAGATATAGTCTAGAATCAAATAAGAATAATCTTGCGATAATGAAGATACAATACGAGGCAGATGGACAACGCCGTGGTCTTACTCGTGGACAACAACGGATGATTAAGGATTTGCAACATGCAGATATGGGTCTACGTATAAGTATGACAGAAAATCAACTCGCTATCGACCAGAAAACACTTGACCTTTCACCAGAAGAAAAACGCCTTAATCAACTCAGTATGTGGTATAATGAAGAAATCTATCTAAGACAGGACGCATATAAGACTGAAATGATTGCATTAGACGAAAAGATTAAACTTGAATATGATAAGATGCAGATGAATTATAATAATGTAACAATGTGGAATAATAAACTTATACAAAGTGATTTGGATGCATATGCTGCAAGAGTAAAAGTTTGGGAACAAGAACATGGTCAAAGTTGGGGACAGGTAGGAGTTGCTCCACCTGGTGTTCCAGCACCACCTGGCTATACTCAATCATATCTTATAACACCACCAGAGGTTTATAACAGATCTCCGCTTCCAAAATTACAAATGGGTGGTTATATCCCTGAAACAGCCCCCTATCTTTTGCACAGGGGCGAGACTGTTATTCCTGCGAATAAAAACACAAGTAACAACAATACAATAAATATCGTTAATCATGTCAACGTCAATAACAGTGGTGAAATTGACACAAATAAACTCTGTAGTGCAATTGCTACAGCAACAAGAGAAGGAATTTTAAAAACAAACATAAGCAGATATGGAGCACGATAAACATGACAGATAATAGAGAATATCGAACATTCTACGGGGTATATCTTGATGATTGGAGTAAGACCTGGGGTACACTCGCAAACAACCACTTTTTCCTTGTAACGGATTATTTTCCTGTTGATGTATCCACAGTATCCTCAACGGGTTGGGGTAGCACCACGACCATATTTTTGTATCAACAAAACATTAAGAAGAAATACATTATCGAGGGTGTAGCTTATGGTCAACTCACATTCTGCGCACCCGCAAGTAATTCTTTTGTCAGCGATTACCGTGTAACACTTATGCAGATAAACAGTAGCGGTAGCAATACAGAAATCGCTAGTACGGGAGTTATAACCATTAACGATAGTATTACTACCGCTATTTATAGTATTGTTTATCCGTTCTGGATAACTATTTATGATAGCCCGAAAGAGATGGGAGAGAATGATTTGCTGGGTCTTAAAGTGCAATGGAATGTCGTCGGTGGGAGTGGTGTGACGGCTAAACTTAGTCACTGGAACGACAACCAATACGAGGATTTGAAGATAACAATACCAATCATAAGAGAATAATAAAGATGGGAACATTCAATATAACACAGACACCAATCAGTAAGGATCTATACATTTATCCAGATGCAAACGATACAGTGCAACTCACACCGATAGGAGTTGCTAACAATTATGATTGTGTAAACGATACTGTTGGTGCAGGAGATGATGATACAACATATGTCTATACAGCCAATGTATCCGCAGTGAGTGACCTTTATACACTTACAGACCACGCCACAGAAACCGGTGCAATCAATAGTATTACTCTTTATACAAAATGCAAGAGTCATATATATAACCCAGCGAGCAGCGCAACATATGAACTCCTATTAGGCATTAAAGACGCTTCAGCAGCCTATTACACCTATTACAAGAGCAGTGAAACAAGTTACGGCACAAAGATATCGCCGACTACAGATTATCAGATATTTAGTTGTCTCTGGACTAGTAATCCAAGTACACAGAATAATTTTACTTGGACAGACACAGATAACCTACGGATGGGCATACGATGCAGTAGTCCATTAACAGGTGGTTCACCATTACAATTTGTACTATATCCAAACGCAGTAGGAGATTTAACAGAATTAACCGCAGCAGGAGGAACAAATTATAGCAACGTAGACGACCCGATGGGTTCGCCAGATGAGGATACAACATACAATTATAGTAACGGCGTAACAGGTATAGTCAAGGTTGACCTTTATAATGTACCGAATCATACAACGGAGACAGGACCAATAGATAATGTCACAGTTTATACCAGGGCAAAGACTGTTATGGATTATGCGACACAATTCGGTTATGAAGCGATTAAAGTTTGGGGAACAGGTGATTATGGCACAGTACATGATTTAACAGGTGGATATGTTGATTATAGCACAATTTGGACTAGTAAACCATCAGATAGTACAACTTGGACATGGAGTGATATAGATAATCTCCAAATAGGTTTTAAAGCATACCAGTTTTATGATGCCAGTCATATCTTTTTAACTCAATGTTACGGTATAGTGAATTATAGGCAAAGTATCAGTCCAGAGATTCGTACCACGCAATGTTTTGCCAAGATAAATTATAACCCTGGTAGTAGTACATGCACCCTGTTTAAACCCGAGAATTATAGTATTAGTCACCGGCGGGATGTTAAAAAAATCAATACATGGAATAATAGTCGTTATGTTTATGATTGTGGACGACTCGGTAAAACACTCAACATGAATGGATTACAATACAATACAATTAGTAGTGAGGCATCTGTTGCGTTGAGTTGTGTAAAGACTATGAAAGATAACGGTGTAAAAGTGACACTTAGCGGTTTCAATGATGATAACGTGAATGGTGACTGGTTTATTCGTAACCTCAGTTTTGAAAAACAACTCCCGAATATGTATAATTGGAATATGGAGTTGGAGAAAGCATGAGTTATGTTGATTTAACCGTACCATCATCATGTTCTGAATCAGATGCAAATAATAGATTCCTTGACACAGCGACAAGATGTACATTCGCAGGATTATTAAGAAGCGACAATAATCATTTCGTAGTAAAAGATTACGGTATTAATTATTTTCCTTCATATTTTAAACATGAATTTCAAGGTCGTTGCACAAGTATAGATACTTCAGGATGCGCAGTCATATATATGTTAGCTAATACAATGAATGATAGAATATATCAGACGAACCATACTTTTATTTCCATATATTTTTATAGAAGTGGTACTAATTATTATATTTATCTCGACTGCGGTGGTTCATCTGATGCTTATAATAATTATTCATTAAATACAGATTATTATTTTACACTTATAAGGAATCAAGAAAAAATAGAATGCACAATATATTCCGATAGCGCAAGGACAATTGTACTTAAAACTCTTGAAGCAACAATCCCTTATGGTTTAAAATTCAAATATTTTTACCCAGGCGCAGGATATTATTCAGTTAGTGGAGCAGCATTTAATGGTTATAGCGAATATTTCGATATACATATGGATTGCGACTGCGAACAAATAAAAATAGATTCAGATAATTATACGATTTATCTAAATAAACCAGATACCATTACATTGAATGACTCCGAGAATATACAGATATATAATTATGAATATATAGACCAAATTGATATTTTTAATTTAGGTAAAAACACTGAGAATATAACATTACATGGCATAGTTAATTCAACAACGAGTCTATTTATACCTTTACAAAATCTTAATGACCTTATGGATGACGGCGAAGAAGTAACCCTTTCTAATTTCAGTAATCCACTCTTTGACGGGTCTTGGGTTATCGAAGATTTCATTTATAAAGTAAGAGGTGGATATATAGATAGTTTCGAGTATGATATGACATTGGAACGGGCATGAAGAAGGAGGGATGTATTGAAGGATAATGATTTATTGATACGACTTGATGAACGCACTGCGGATATTCAAAAAGATATCAAAGAAATAAAAGATATAGTATTCGGTAACGGCAAAGAAGGACTTTGTTATATAGTACAACGACATGAAGATAAATTCAAGAATCTCAAATACGGTATTAGTCTAGGTTTTATCATTATTACAACTATTATACTTGTAATGAATTATTTTAAGATATAAAAAAAAAATTGGAGGAAAAAAATTATGATAGAAGAAATTAAAGCAGATATAGGAATCCAAAAAGCAGTTACATTGTTTACTAAGACAGCAATCTATGGTGCTGTAATCATAGGCACAATGCTGTTCATTAACAAGTTGCTTGGATTCACTTTTGACCTGAAGATAGGTTTCGGACTATAAAGAAGATATACAAAAATATATATCACTCTCTCCTTTCTTATAATATTATAAGAATATATAAAAAGTAATTACTTCTTACTAACGTACTTATAATATAATAAGAAGAGGAGGGATTTCTTTAAATCTTTAAACTATGACAAAAAAGTGGAACAACATTTAAAACATTCTCTAATTTTATCATAAATAGATTCCGTCTAAATGCGAAGAGTATTTAAAGGATTCTTAAAAATACGGAAAAGGGGGTGAGAAAAAACTTATGGGAAACATGGATTGGAAGATATGGGGTAAAAAACTATTAAAGGGTGTCGGTCTTACTATTGGTGCGTCAACATGTCTTTATGTTGCTGATTACATGACGGTTAATCCTATACCAGTGGAGTACACGTTCTGGGGAGGTTTAGTTATTGTATCGTTGCAACAGATCGGGAACTGGGTAAAACATACATTCCTAACTTAATACTTTTTTTTTTATCAATTCATTTATGATTGCATACTATTAATTAAATTTGTACAATCTTCAAAATGAATCATGGCATTATCTAATTGATGATTACTTTCTTGAAAATAATTCTGTCCTTCACTATAATCATCCATTTGCATAAAAAATGCACCCATTGAACCATAATATGCATACCAATTCATATCATATAAATATGCATCATAATCAATTTTTACATATCCCCATGGAAGTGATATTATATCTTTTGTTATTGAAGTTGTAGGACTATAAAAAACTATTTCATTTTTACAAATTATAATATAATCTTTCAAATCATCGTATTCCTTTTCTAATGAATCCCAACTTTCTAAATTAAGTAATGTTATAATGTAATCTAATTTTCCAGATATTTCTTTTGATTGTTTTATTATCAATGAATGAAATATTCCATCATTACAACTTTCAATATAAATACTTTTTTTTTCTTCGCATCCACTTAATAATATTGTTGCTAGTACTATGCAGGATATTATCATTATCATTTTTTTTTTCATAGTTTATTTTCCAATGTGTCATATGTTCTAGGTTTTATTTAAAAGTTATGAATACTTTCAACGACCTATGAATCTATTTTATATAGTATATTTGTTCCTATTTTCTGGAATTGGAAAGATTATGAAGATAATGATAGAAAAAGAATTATATGATAAGATTTGTAATATAACTAACAATCCAGAAAGTTTCTGCATACAAGCAGTTACAAAATATATTCAAGGTTTTTCTACTTTATAGTGTTTAATCTGTTCACGTAATGCTTCTTTTACAAACTCTGCCCGTGATATATAGCCATGTTTTTTGTCGTTTATTATTTTGTCTATTTCTGCTATAAGTCCATCGGGTAGGTTTATCCCGTGGTATCCACCCTTTTTTGCCATATATTTGTTTTTGTCATATGTATTTGTTTTATTTAAACTTATTTATAATATGGTTGTTATATTCTTATCCGTTGGGTGTAACATCGATATAACAAATTTTATATACTATGTATAGCATCCATGTCGTATGGATGTGATAAAAAATGGAAAAATGGAAAAACATCTTCAGAAAGAAGCAAGTGATGATACCCCCAGAAATCTATACACAAATATTGAACAATAAAGAAGAACTGGATAAATATTACGGGGGGATATTCTAAATATGTGTCAATTCTTCAGTGGTATCCTTAAAAAAGATGGTAAAACACTTTGGGATAAAAACTTTGACAACCATGAAACATTAATAACAAAACATAAATTAACAGATAGCGAGGATTCAAAGAAATGGTTACGATACGAAGTAACACCAATTGACAACGATATTTTTAACCATGATAAAAAAAACTGGAAAATAATCATTGATGAAAACAATATTTCTATTTGGTATGAACGGCAGAAAGTTTTTTTTGATAAAAAAATCATGGACTCCTTTAAACAATGTTGCAAAGAATTATTCATTATCGATAAAACAGAACATTTTGAACAGTTAATGGATGGTCGTTTTTTTGTAAAAAATAGTACAGTTAAGGCATTGGGTAATAGTACAGTTAAGGCACGGGGTAATAGTACAGTTGATGCATGGGATAATAGTACAGTTGATGCATCGGATAATAGTACAGTTACGGCATTGGGTAATAGTACAGTTGATGCATCGGATAATAGTACAGTTACGGCATTGGGTAATAGTACAGTTAAGGCATCGGATAATAGTACAGTTAAGGCATTGGGTAATAGTACAGTTAAGGCATGGGACAATAGTACAGTTGATGCATCGGATAATAGTACAGTTAAGGCATGGGACAATAGTACAGTTAAGGCATTGGGCAATAGTACAGTTGAGGCATTGGACAATAGTACAGTTAATATCCATAATTATTCATCTAATTCAAAAAACAATATCCATATCTCAGAAGACGCAGTTCTTATTGACCGTAAAGAACGAATCATTTATGTTGGTAAAAAGAAGGTGAAATATTAATGTTTTCTTTTTTTTCTGATACTTTGTTTCAAATCGAGAACGACCGTCTAGAGGCACAACTGGAACACTGGCGAGAAAACAGGAGGGAACAAAACAATGATTCGTAAACCTTTGACTTTTTATAAAAGAAAAAAACAGGTTATAACTGAAAATATTGAGGAAGGTATCTTGCAGTATTGTTGCAAGGATTTAAAGAAAGCAATGGAGAAATATGATACAGGAAAAAGATTTCCAAATAAAAGTTATAGAGAATATAATGGAAGTATACTTAGTTTTTCTAATGGTGAATTGAGAATACCTACACATCAGGAAAATGGTTCTTGTTATTATCATAATATTGACAAGATGGTTATTCATTTCTGTCCTTTTTGTGGTTGCGAGATCAATGGTCTTGTTAATTTAGATGAGGAGAAATAATCAATGAATGATGAACAACAGGTCGAATGTAACCATAAACTCCAACATATGACACTAATGGAACTACGACAACTCATACAAGACCGGATAACTAATTATCTCGATAAAGGGCAATTAATCGATTATATAGAAAGTAATTTCGATAAGAACGACTGGGAATGGTTCTATGATGAACAAGTCATGGAAGGCGGTGTACCGGATGTCTGATGATAAACTTGAGGTTGTACTCGGCGGTATACTCGGTCGTGATGGTTGTCCTATAATGTTTATTAAATACCCCAGAGGAAAACATGTTATTGCGCAGGATTACAAGGATAAACTTAAAACATTTTTTGAAAGAGAAGGATTCCTAGTCAAATTGCAACATGGTTATTATGACAAAAAAGAGGAATAAAAAATGGGAATGTTTGATTTCTTAAATATGAGTGATAATTATGAAGATAGAAAAGTGGCACGATTTGAATCAAATGATTGTATTATAGACACAGCATCTGTTAATGATTCAACAAAACCATATGAAACAGCAATTAGTCATAAAAAATATAATGAAGCAAAATGGATAATTGTTGAACTTTATGATACAAAAGAACAGGCATTAAGTGGTCATAATAAATGGATGGAGATTATGAAACAACATCCTGATAAATTAATAGATGTAAGTACTGCTGAAATAAAAACTGGATTTGGAATAGGTGATATAGAATATAAACGAGAGGATTAAATTATGATATCTTTAGGGTTCCAAACGGAACAGGCAGAGTCAGACACATTATTTCCATATAACATTTATCCACATCCATCTGACTCTGACTCTTTTTCCTTCCTCCGAAGGACGGGACGAAACAATGGGATTCTGCCTCCTAGCAATAAAAAATTTAGCAATCCCATTCTTTCCAATATTTTTTTATCCTGTTGTTTTCGTCCTGTTATCTCCCTTTAAAAAGGATTGGTGAAATAAATGATTAATGGACAAAATTTTTGGGTCATACATAATGATGAATTAATTAAAGCTGAAGGATTTCCTAGAGATGAAGGATATTATTATTTTCCTAAAATTACAGGTGGTATTTTAGGTCAAGGTTGGTCTATTCATTCAAATGATTTATTTTCAACAAAAGAACAAGCTAAACATATTTTGATAACTAGATTAAAATCTGAAATTAAAAAGTTACAAGATAAAATTAAAAAATTGGAGGAATGATATTTTATGCAGAAAGAAATAGATAATGTTTTTTGGGAAGAAAAAAATGCTAGAGATAGGCAATTCACAAGTAACCTCAACGGCAACAACAACGCATGCCTATTCGCTCAAATGTGCATTGACCTTGGTATCTATAAATACAAGAATAATGAACTACAAGTGGATGAAAAAGCTGAAACAGAACTTGTCACACGGGTTCGTGGTAAGCAACAAATGTTCCATGATTGGGGTAACGAAGGAGCTGGTGTGATTAAAACATTTGGTGAAGAAAAACTATCGAAAGAAACATCGACAAACATTGAGGATACCTGCGAAAGTTGCGGTAAACCATTCACTGAGGGTGAACTACGATGGCAGAAAAACAATCCTGAGGATGCAAAGTTTTGTTATAAATGCAAAAAGGAGAAAGGACTCGTTAAAGCATTTGATTAAAAAATATTAGGTGGTGATGGAGAGACATGAATGGAAGAACAGATATATGTCGAAATAAGAATAAAGCAGAGATATTGTTACGAGCAATCGCTAATAAACATTGTAAATATTTCAAAGTAAAACATCTTCGTATACCAGATATTAATCATCGGGAATTATCCTGTATGATACCTTTACTTAAAGAGAAACATCTTGTTATTCCAAGATTCAATAAGCATTGTTATACTTATGAACGACTCTTCTCACCATCAGATATTGAAAGTATTATACAAGGGTTAGGTGGCTGAGTTTATGATCGATGGGACGCACTCTGATAATTTTAAGGATTATATCGATTTGAGTTGCCTTGAATCAATTATTATCCGTAAAGGTGTACTTTGTCTTGAATTTAAACAAGGAATAGGTGTATTATGAGTATGAAGATTTGTACAACCTGCGGAATTCTGTATAAGGGTGAAGGAAACAACGAATATCTCTGCAGTGATTGTTATAGACGGTTTCATGGTTTCTATAAACAAGTTGAAAATAAGTTTGGAAAACTAAGGTAAATATTATGTGTTTTAGTAGTTTGTATGGTTATTTCAGGGCTTGGGCTAGAAATAATAAAGCACTTAAAGAATATCATAAGGAGCATGAGAGACTATTCGTTAATAGGATAGATGAGGATGCTAAGGTAGGTGTGAAAGGAAAATGATTTGTGAACAATGTAAAAAAGAACTTGCTTTAAAGAAAGGTTATACTAGGATTTGGGAATGTGATGATTGCCAAGTTACATATTATATGACTTATGGAATAAGTAAGATAGGAAGGTAAGGAAAATGATATGGTGTAGACGTTGTTTGCAGTTTATGGATGATTTGGGTAAAGGTCGGCATAGATGCCCTGTGTGTGGTGCTGATGTTACTATATCAACTAAATAATTTAATGGTGAAAGGAAAATGAAGAAAGAATTTATCGAGTTTTCAAAAATAAGAAACGAAAAACGATGGCTTATTATTAATGAAGAAAAAGATGATTGTTTTGGTGAAATTTATTATCATCTTGCATGGAGAAAATATATTGTAGAATGGAATCCATACGGTATTATTTGGGATTGGGTTTGTTTACAGAAAGTAGTAGATTTCTTAAAGGAATTGAATAAGGTGAAAGGAAAATGAAAATAAGAAATAAACCATATGTTGATGGTAATTGCGAAGAATGTGCATTAAGAGATTGTTGTCCTGCACCAATCTTAAATTGGTGTTCAGAAGTTTTAGGTGACGGAACAAATTGTGATTAAATAAGGTAAATCAAAAAGGGTGATGAAATTGATAGATATGAAAACAGAATTTAAAGAGTATATAAAAGAAATTGATAACAATTTAGAGTTGGAAAAAAAATATTTGATAAACGATTTAATAAAAATTAGGGTTCACGGTTTATTAAAATCAAAAGTGCCAAGATGTACTTATCATGATTGTAATTTACCAATTGACAATACAACATTAGGTTGGGATACTTCTTGCCCTTATCATCGTTTATTGTTTGACCATTGGCTTTATGAAGTGATTGGTCAAAATATTAATTTTTATAAAACTCAACGAGGCAAATGTAGTGCTTTTACTCAATGGGTTAATAAAACAGGCAAAAAACAATGTGATGCTATTGTTGATGAGATGAGTAAGGATTCTATAAACTGGGAATGTTAAATTAAAATCTAAAAAGGTGAAAGGAAAATGAGTGAAATAAATGAATTGGTGGAAGAAGATTTAGAAGAACAATATGAGGAAGCAATATTAAAAGAATTTACTGCAATCGTAGACAATTACAAGAAACTGCATGGGTTTGATAATGATTCAATGAAACGAATTTTAAAAGACATTATAAAGAATCTAAGATAAAAGGCAAAGCAAATGAATAACATGATATATAAACCAACAGAAGAAATAAAACAACAAACAAACAACAACGAAATTACGGTAGAATATTTATATACTTATCCTGTTTTACCCTTACAAGGAGGTATAAAACAAGATGTTTTAATAAAAAGTGGGGGTAAAAATATGGATATACTGCAAGAATACCATGATTATCTTGCGGTGGAACATAGAAAACAAAACACACGAGATTCATACTATAACACAATAAGAAAACTATTGAAAGAAATAAATAAAGATATAGAAACATTAACAAAGGAAAACATAGATCAATGGATAATAGAAAAAAACAATCAAAAACTAGAACACAACACAATAAACAACTACATCATAAGACTTAACCTGTTCCTGAAATGGATCGATAAACCTGAATGGAAACTTAAACGGATAGGTTGGAGACAAATCAATAGACATATATTATCACTTGAACAACTTATACAGCTCAGAGAGGTTGCAAAAAAAACCAATCCAGAACATTACTTGATAATGACGTTGATAACTGATGTAAATGCTAGACCTGGAGAAATATGCGACCTTAAATGGAGCAACATCATAGATAACAAAATCTATTTCGATGATAGTAAGACTGGGAACAACTATGGATTCCTCACACAGGACCTATCAGAAGCCCTGTACACCTACAAACAAGTTAGACCAGTATCATTACCCAGTTATGAGGACTTTGTGTTTATAGGGCATATGGGACAGTTTAAAGGCAAACGCTACAGTCATAAAGCAACACGAATAAGAAAAGTGATAAAAGAAATAATAGCACAAACAGATATATATCATAATGTGACACCATATGATATAAGAGCAAGCGTAGGCACACAGGAATTCAACCAGTGTATAAATCCTAAGATCATACAACGCAAATTCCGGCATCGTAACCTGCGAACCACAATGATATATAACCATATCGATGATAAAACAGTAGAAGAATACGCCAATAGGGGCCTTATATGGAATAAACAGAGTTTATCGCCGACAAAAACAGAAACCAGTAAAATAAACGATAGGTTATATATAGATTTTCCATCGCAAAATTTTGAGAATGACGGCAATAACCACCATTTGTCGTTCTCATTCTTCTTTTTTTTAAATTATTGGAACGGAATGGGCGTAGTACTGCTGGATTCAAAAGTCACTCAGTTACCCAATCAGAGGGTTGCGAACACAGTTCTATCTGATACTGATGACAGTCGTGACAGTTGTAATGCAGACGCCTCCGACATTCCCAATAATTCTTATTTTTTTGGTGAGGAGGGAAATATCCCGTCTCAAAACTGCATGCCTCCGTCAATCCCCCTCCCCACCACATATTTTATAGGAGAGATAGATAAAAAATGAGTGAAAGCCAAAGTAGATATGGTATAATGGAAACATTAAACCAAAAAAAATTAGAAGCTAGAAATAAAATCGCTCAAATAGAAAAAGAACTCAAACAAGAAGAAATCAATTATAATAATTGCCAGAACATTATTAAACAAAATATGGAGACAGAAAATAATTCATATAAAGAACAACATAAAATCTGGAAAGAAAATAAAGAACTTGAAATACAGATGAAACAAATGGAACATAAACAAGCAATAGAGAAATTTAGCCGTGAAATAGAAAACATGCACCGTGAAATCAAAAAATCAGACGAAACATATGTAGAAACACATGAAAAAAAAATAGAACAAATGATAAATCAAAGAAAAATAAATGATGAAAATTATAAGAATTTCAAAGAAATAAAAAAACTTGACAAAGACGCAATGAATCAAGAAATAACAGAACTTGAAAACGCTATCAAATCACTTAAAGAAATAAGTAGTGAACAATCAAAGGGGGTTAAGTAAATCCCCTTATCTGGGGGGGAAAAGCAGGTTAAAAAGATAGATATGCCATGTGCATCCTGCTTTTACCAATTAGACTGGCACAACTTGGGCTTTGTTCGCCAGTCGCAAGCTTTGATGATGTAAAGTTCTCGTGAACAACACTGTTCGTGAGATATGGTAATCTGAGAGGTGCAAATCCTCTCCCCCCCACTAAAAAAATTATGAGGTGATTTATATATGTCCTGTAGTAAAAAATTGTTATGCCGGAGTTTTCCTTATCGTTGCAATCTTTGTTTCTATGGTAAAAAAAATGATTATTTCATTTCGGTTAATCCTTCTTTTCATATTCCTGATTGGTGGTTTAAAAAATATAGATGGTATTGAATTTATGAATAAAAGTATCAGAACAGATAGGGACGCTGTTGAGTTTTTTCCATTCAACCGTTGGAATGCAACGAAGGATTGGGATCTGATTTATGAATATAGCATTAAAGTGCGTAGAGGAGAGAGAATAGATGAGGCGACTAAAAACTAACAAAAATAAACTGCAACCCAAACTCGTACTAATCTGCATAGGAATCGGTGCACTCATAGCGAATAGTATCACAATAATCATAACCATCACCCACGCCTACATGAACAATTACCAAACCACTATAACCATCAACACATATAATGAAGCAAACCTTGAACTCGTACTACTACCAATACTTCTCATCATTGGTGTCTGGAGTGTTTATTATCTTTTAAAACAACAAATAAGGAGGGTTAGAGTTGAGTCGTTGCCCAGGTAGTCCAATTAAACATCGTAAAAGCCGAGGAAGAGGTAGACCAGGGAATTATCAACATGGGATGCGAGGGCATAGTTGGAAGAAACTGATAATTAACGATGTTCATATGGGTAGATTTTGTAAAAATTGTGATAGAAAAGTTTTGAATATGAGGGGAATAAAGGATGCACAAACAAGAATTAATGATTGTAGATAAATTAGAGAAGCCAGTAATACCAGATAATTGGGATTATGATGAATCTGTTGAAAAAACTATACAGATTATCAATAAATGGAAAAATATTACTGTGGAATTTTTGAACGAATTATATATTGCAAGAGAAAAATTAAAAAAGGAACGAGGAAGAGGGCCACTTCAAGGTTCAAAGTATCGGGCAAGATTGCCCGAAACTAAAGGGGATGATTAAATGAAATCATGGGAAGAATATTGTAAATCTATTGATATACCAAAAAGAACTGCAAATGATTGGCTTTTAAGAGCATTTGGCGAATCAAAAGAATCAACAGAAGATATAAAAGAACCTAAAACAACAAAGGCAGAATGGGATTTACTAGAAGGTAATTGTTTAGATATACTTCCAACATTAAAAGAAAAATCTATCGACCTTTGTTATGCTGACCCACCATATTACCGAACGGAAGAAGAATGGGATCAATTTAAAGATATTAATGAATATTTATCTTTTACAAAGGAATGGATACAAAAAGTTATACCATTATTAAAAGAGGAATATCATTTTTTTATCAATTTTAGCAGTGAATATTTTGCTGACCTTGAAATAATATGCAGAGAATTAAAACTACCGATACGAAGTCGTATCATTTGGCGACATGGCAATATGTCAGAAGGTAAACAAATAACTAATCAATTCGGGAGAATCTATGACCCTATACTCCATATTGGTAATAAAGAATTGAATCTACCACAAAAATGGGGTAATGAACGATTTGATGTATGGGATTTTGCAATACCGCAAACAAATTTTGAAGATAAAAAGATACATAAAACACAGAAACCAATCGAATTAATTAAAAGAATTGTAGAACTCGGCTCAGATAATGATTCCCGTATTCTAGACCCTTTTGCAGGTAGTGGTACAACAGGAATAGTTTGTTGGGAACTTAATCGTGATTTTACTCTTATAGAACAAAACCCTGATTTTATAAAACTAATAAAAGATAAAAGAGGAATACAATAATGAATTACAGTTGCGACAAAGAAATTTGGGAAAAAGACAAAGCATTTGGCGACAAAATGCATAATGTCGCCATTCCTCATTATAAAAACATATGGGGATATGACATAAAAATTACTGATACAACTGGAACAGATTTAGACAAAAAATTTAGTATAGATTTTATTCACAAAGATAAACATAATTTATCGTATCATTGTCAAGAGAAATTCCAACGATATCGATATGCATCATTTAAAACAATTACAATTGAATATATGAGTAATGTCGATTATAAAAGAGAAGGTTCTTTTTTTCATATGAATGTAGATTATTACATAATGGGATATGCTACAAAGAACGAAGATGATTTCATATATTTATGGGTTTTAAAATGGACTGATTTAAAAAGATGGTTAAATGATAATTTTACAGAAAGAGAGTTATTAGATTTTTTAGTCCAAGACAATGAACATGGTCGAGCTAATTTTTTAGCAATACCTATAAACTTAATTCCAGAACAAATTTTTGTAGATAAATTTCCAAAACAAAAAATGGATGGTTGGATGTGAAAAAAGTGTATAGTATAGTGGAATGTAATACAATACATATACAATACAATACAACGTGGGATGCATGAAAAAAGAACTAAAAAACACGGATAAAGTAATGATTTCCAGTAGAGTACCGGTTTATGTTAAAGAATTCTGTGAGACGAATAACGTCAAAATAAACGATCTTATCATGCGTGGTTTCGATGTTTTCCGTGAATCAGATAGGGATCATGCTCATTCTCGGTTGGAATATCACGAAAAACGTGTATTACATTGGAGGCATATTGTATTACAACAAGACGAGGAATGTAATACAAAATGGCATATTTGTAATACAATCAAAAAAGAGTTTGTTGAAAACAATCGTGGAAGTAAGGAATCTTATCGTATGGATATGAATTGGATAACAGCAAAAACTGAACAATTGATAAATGAGGGTATCATAGTTTCTTCAAAAGAATTATATGAGTTATGCACGAGAAAGGAGGAAAAAATATGATTTGTTGTCCTAAATGCGGTGGTCGTGTTTCTTTTAAGATGCCGAGTGATAAGAATGATAGTTGTTGGTATTGCAGTGTTTGTAAAATATATATTCCTGCGAAAAGTATTGTTTTATCTGATTTTATGAAGAGGGTGGTTGAGGATGAGGTTGATATGACGCTTAACATGTTTAATGTTGATGAATGAGGAGAGAAAATAGGATGGAATTTAATAAGATAGACATAAAATATGATAGTAAGAGGCAATGGCTTAATCTTGTACCACTCGGCGATATGCATCTAGGCAATAGCGGATGTGACCTTAAGGCATTGAAGGATATGATAGATTACATCAAAAACAAAGAAGACACCTATTGGATAGGCATGGGGGATTATATAGATGCTATCAACTATAGCGACCCACGATTCGACCCAAAGACTATTTGTTCTAAATATATCAGTGAAGGCGACATTGATAAAATTATACAACTCCAGATAGATGATATAGTGGATTTATTCCAGCCGATCAAGGATAAATGCATAGGACTTCTCAGGGGTAATCACGAGGAAACTATACGACGACATTACCACTATGACGTTTTGTACGAAATTACTAAAGATTTAGAACTTCCAAAGAAGTATTGCTTGTATGATCTTAGTGTTACTAGGTTGCGTTTTGAACGTATCAAGAGTCGGCATTGTTACGATATCCTTACGGCACATGGTAATGTTGGAGGACGTACATATGGTTACAAAGCTAACAGGATTAATGATTTGCATAAATTCTTTGTAAGTGATGTTTATCTTTTGGCGCATAGTCATATTAAACAGGCACAGTTGAGTAGTCTTATCTTTTTTAATCATATTGGTCAGGAATGTAAACGTAAGGTTGTGGATGCTTATACGGGTTGTTTTTTGCGTGGTTATGAGAAGGGTATGACGAGTTATATTGAGAAATGGTTGTATCCGCCGACTGATATTGGTTGTGTGAAGTTGAAGTTTCAACCGGAACATAACGATATACATGTGAGTATCTGAGGAAATGATTATGAAACTTAAGTATCTTGATGAAATCAAATGGTATGATGAACGAGACAAAAAACTAGTTATTAAACTGTTAACAGACTGGACAAACTATTATGATTCTGTTTTTAATTTGGATGTTGAGGTGCGTAAGGATGATTTCAAAAACAATAACGTATTCTTTTTCACCAATTGCAAAGACCTTCTTGGTAATATGAGTAATGAGAATCAGAACAAGAACAGTTACTTGGTGCGTCAGCGGAAGGATTATAGTCTATTGACGACTTTTTTGAAGAAACTAAGCGGTACAAAATTCGATCTGCATCTTGAAACATGCAGTACTTGTGGTTATAGTCCGTTGGATGTTGTCCCGTGTTATGATAACTGGAGTTATTTCCATTATTGCAGTAAATGCCGGAAGTATGTTCTTGTGACGTTCCCACCTGGTTTCGATAGTAGTTATCAGGCGATGTATGACCATGCGAAGGGTTTGGAGAAAGAGGATATGAAACAAAAGAAAGATGATGAGAGGAAAGATGTAACATGAAAATAAAAGTTATCCATAAATCATGGATGGAAAAAATGAATACTGTTGATTTGGAATATGATTGGTGTTGCAAAGAAGCAAAAAAATATCTTGATATTAGTTTATCTGATGGTATTGTTAGTTTTAGTAAATATATTGTTAAAGATGGTAATTTTCAGAGTTTTTTTGATGTTTTTATTTCTTTTTGTCCTTTTTGTGGTAAGAAATTCGAGGTGGTTAATGAATGAATATATTTTGAAGATATGCCCGTTATTTCAAAAAAAATGTATTGGTAATGCTTGTATGTGGTACATTGAGGGTATTACTGAAATGCATGATATACCATTTGCAGGTTGTGTAATCACTTTTATAGGAGAAAATAAATTATGAACGAATATGATGTTAAGATAAAAATTAGACCGAAAGGCAACCGTTGGAAAGGCAACATCACTATCAAAAACAAACGATACAAGGGCGAAGTTAAAGATATCACTTTAGTAGATTTATTCAATAACATTAATACAGAAGGGGGGAAGACTTTCAATTACAGGTATGTTTTTGTGAAAGAAGGCGAAAAATAAAATGATTCCATTAGATATGTTAATTACCGATACAGTAATTTTCTTGTTTCTTTTCGTTACGAGTTTTATCTGGCATGAACTTTTTCACTCCTTTGAAGTTTATCATCAAAACCATAGTTCTGCTTACTCTGTATACTACGATTTCAAAAAACTTAGCATGTATACAACTTATAGTTATGTTAAAGACGTTGATTTAATGCGTCTTGCAGGTGGAGTATATACAGGTCTGTTGTTCTTTGTTATAACGTTATTACCGATATCTACCAGTATCTACCAATTCAGTTTCTTATGTATTGGTTGGGTACAGTTGATTTATGGGTATGCGGAGTATTACTATCATGGTAATTTAGGGCAGAGGGATAGATGGGTTTTGTATGGTGTTACGATTTTAGCTAATTTGCTAATATGGGGATGGTTGCATTGAGTATTGCTTCTAGTATTTGTGCTGAAAATGTTCAATGGGCATGCGATGAAACAGTTAATGAATTGCATGAACTTTGGAAGAAATACTGCAAATATGATGAATCACAAGATAAATACGAGATTTATCGTCCTCGTGAATATATTGTTAAAGAAGCGATTGATATTGTTAAGAAACATTTTGATGGGTGGAGTGAATGATTTTTATGGTTGATGATTGGAGTTTAAAAAATAAAGAGGAACATTGCGAAGGTTCATGGTTTGGTTATAGCGACCACGATATTGATACTCTTCGTCAGAAACTAATCAAAGATTTTGAATTTATATTTTGTAATCAAGAAAGTGAATTTAGAAATTTTACATATAGAAATATAATTTTAACTATTATCAATAAGCGTTTTGGAGTTGAATAAAGATTGAAAATTGTTAGGTCAAAGATTATCAGTATTGATAACCAAGAAATAACAATTATGTTATACAAAAGTTATTGTCTTTATGATATTGTTGCAACAAGTACAAATATTGTTCTCTTGGAGAAGATTAAGAATTATTATGATTTACGTAATGATATAATATTTCTCAGTATTTTTGGTAAACCAGTGTTCGTCATTGATTCATGTGATAGTTATGGCATTATTGATTATTTTAATGCTTTGAAACAGTTCAAAAGATATACAAAGGAGATTAAGGGATTTTTATGAAGAAATGCGAGACTTGTTTTGGTTATGGTCTTTGGGCATGGGGTATACCTTCTCCTATGGGTACTATGGATGCAAAAGATGGCATGACTACAATTCCATGTCCCGAATGCGGTGCTGATGCCAATCCAAGTTTAAAAAAAAAATTTAAGGAGAAACGATAAATTATGAATTATATAAGTAAAAATAAAGTTGTTAAACTCTTTAATGAATGCATGGATGAACTATATATGAATAGTGAACCAAGTATTAGTTGGAAAGATATACAGGAGAAATATAAGGATAGCAAAGAAGCATTTTATTTGCATCATAGTATCTCCGAAGAGAAATATGAGAAGATTGTTGATAAGTACCGAAAGAAGGTCACTAAACTGTATTGGCACGATCTAGAGTGGTTTTTGTTGGATTATGCACCTACGACTGTGAGGAAAGAAGATAAATTATGAATAATGAGTATCCTGTGTTTCTTAGTAAGAATACATGGAACTATATACAGGAAATGTTGGATAAACATGGTGGTAACAAAAAATTTGATTGGTACATAATTAAACAGATAGATGAGCAACTTTGTGGATGTTATCCACATAATCATACATGGTGAAATTATACATAGGTAAAAAAAGGGTTATATAAAGTTTACCTATATATAGGAATTGATAATTTATGAAGAAACAAGATTTGAAAATGTTGAAAGAATTACAAAAAGGAATCAATAAATGGATAAAAAAAAATAATTGGAAAGGCGGAAAATGCAAAAAATGCGGAAAACAACTCTTGCCTATAATTGATTTCAAAACAATATGCGATATTTGTGTACAAAAAGAAATGAATGATATAACTAAAGAATTAGTAAAACGAAGAGATAACGAAATAAAAGTCGAATTATGGGCGCCAAACAATAAATTTGTAAATCTTTGCAGAAAAGTAAACGATGAAAATTTTAATGAAAAACAATTTTGGCATATTAAAGGAAAAATAACTTTTAAAAAACCTAAATAATTTTAGTCCACCGGGTGGACTTGTTTACTTAAGTGCATAAAATTGAGAGAGGGGAGAAATGCCGTACAAAAACAAATTTGAAAAAACAAGAGATAATATAAAATATTTGCAATCAGCAATATATATTGGTTTTGATAAATCTAAACGTGATTTCACATTTCCTGAATTTAAATTTAAAGATTGGATTGAATTTTTGTTAGATTCATGGTTATGTCCAAGATGTGGTGCAAAAGTTTATCTTAAATGTATTGGTGGATATCTAGATAACCCTTGGGGTTTTTGGGTTGAATGTGAAAATAAAACATTTGGTTTTAGATATAAATGTAATTATGAACAATATTATGATAATCTTAGATATAATGAAAGTAAGGCACGTTATTCAGGAGATGGAATGCGATTGGGGTAAAATATTATGCCTTATAAAGATAAACAGAAACAAAAATTATTAAATTATTTGAAGAAAGGAATGAGAATTAAATTTAAAGACCATATTTATTATTATCGTTCTCCCATGATTCATGCATATGATGAGAATCTTAAAAGAATGTAAATTATTGGTAGGTTATTGGAATATAACCAAAAAGTATTTAAACTATGGGTTTTGCACCTATTATATGGACGGAATGTTTTGCCATACTCTAACGAAATAATCAGAAAAAAATACAATAAATCTTATTGGCAACAAAATAAAGACAGATATAAACGAAGATGGATGGCAAGATTAGGAAATCCAAAACAAGACAAACAGATATTAACAATTATTGCTCTTAAACGGCAAGGTAAAAAAATCATTGATTTCCCAAAATTAAAAGATTCTCAGTTTAAATATAATAATCAAGCACTTTTACCAAGATATAAAAATGAAGTAGTTGAGGGGATTATTGATTATGGATTTTGAAGATGAGGAATATTACACTCCAATAAGTATTCAAGACGAAGAAGACTATATTAAAAAAGGTGGCGTTGAAACAGAAGAATTATGTCCTCGATGCAAAACTCCATTATGGAAATATGAAAATAATGATTCTGATTATATTTCTATAGAATGTATAGTATGCAGTTATCAACACGAAGGTAAATCTTTCTCCAAAATTGGTAAATGATTATGACAAAATGGCATCGACAAGGCGCAGGATATATAGGCAAAATTAAAACAGAAAATGAATCTAACTATGAAACTAAACAATCTGTTTGGAATTCTATTAAATATATAAAACATTGTGCTTTAGAACAAAAAGATGAAGAAACTTTAAAACAAGTAATTGAAGCGGAAAATTGGTTAAAAAAACACGGAATTAAACCATTTAAAAATCAGGATTAATCTCTCTCAAAAAGAATTAATCTTATCAGGACGAGCTTGAATCAAAGCGGGGTGGATGGCGGGCATTTACAATAATATTTAACACTTCCAAATAAGAATAATAGATAGTATAGTTATGGAACAACCATATTTAGAATTTAAAGAACCCAAACTAATTAAATGGGATAACATAACCAACGAAGACATAAAAACATTAACAAAGAAACTAAAAAGATGCGATGGGGGTTGATGGATGCTAAAAAGTAAACCATTATCTTCTGTGATGTATACCATTGTGCTTTTTATATAGGTGTTCCAAATCCTCCTAGGTAGGTCAGAAGGGTTTACTTGGCACAATCCAAACACCCCAAAAAAAGGGATATAACACACTATGGGACGAAAAACCAAACTAACACCAGACAAACACGAACAATTATTAAATTACATACGAGCAGGAACACCCATAGAAACAGCAGCACAAGCAATTGGAATAGGAAAAACAACCTTCTATAGATGGATGCACAACGGTAACGGATTTCGGGATAGCATAAAAAAGGCTGAATCTGAATTTATTAACATTTATGTATTAAAAGTACAAAAAGCTAGTGAGAAGAATTGGACAGCTGCTGCTTGGATGCTTGAACGCAGATGTCCTGATTTATTCGCTAAAAAAGAGATTGTACGGATGGAAGGTACTGAAAAAATTACTTTTAATCAATTCCGTATGATGTTTAAAAACGAGGATATAAAGAAGGATGTGCGAAACCTGCAATCAAATGGCGTTATTGTTACTCCCAAAACTGTACAATTATCAACAGATGATAATAAGTAGTGATACTAAGGAAACCATTATAAATAAGAGTCGGCAGATGGGTATCAGTACCATAATCGCCCTCAAAGCCCTATTACGGGCTGTAGGACATAAAAAGAACGAACTAATAATAAGTCCTTCACTCCGACAATCTAAACATGTCATGGATTACATAAACACATTCTATAAACAACTCAGCGACCATGTGGATATGAAAATATCTGAGGAGACGCAGACAAGTATGATGTTCGAGGATGGAGGAGAAATCTATAGTCTACCCAATAGTCCAGACACCATACGAGGTTACAAAGCAGATGATATCTACATAGACGAATTTGCACACTTCACAAACAATACAGATAAACAAATAATAGAAGCAGTTGCTCCTAGTACAATCAGAGGAGATAGTATCTGGTATATTAGTACCCCATTTGGTGATCAGAATCTATATTATGATTACTGGCATGATAATAAAAACAAAAACATTAAAAAAATCACATTAAACTGGCGAGAATGTCCTGATCTAACTCAAGAAAAAATAGATGATAATAGACAAAGATTAGGTGAAGATGCTTTTCTGCAAGAGTTCGAGAATCAATTCCCGCCTGATTTTGAGAATCAGGAATTCCCGACAGAACTAATAAAAAGTTGTATCGATCCAGAACTAGTTTATACCGATTTGATACAGACTAATAACAATTACTATGCAGGTGCCGATATTGGACGTAAGACAGACCTTACCGCCTTCAGCGTATTTGAGAAAACAGAAAATAAATATAGACTAGTATTTAAGAAAACCATGAAAAACACACCATACAACGAACAGAAAATCTTTTTCCAATACATGCTCGATAATTACCATTTCGAGAAATTCCATATAGATGAGACCGGTATAGGCAACATGTTCGCCGAGGAATTACACAGGACTTATGGACATATTACACCTATCACGTTTAATAATGAGAATAAGCAAAGCATGGTCGCCAATGTTAAACGACTCATGCAAAACAAACAATTAGAGTATCCTGACGATCCACTCATATTTGATAATTTTAAGAGTATACAACGGATATATACAAGTAGTAATTATCTACGTTTTGATAGTGTGCATGATTCTGAGATTGGTCATGCGGATCTGTTCTGGAGCATAGCGTTAGCACTTTATGATGAAAGCAAAAACAGGGGATTTATCCTCCCGCACAGTTTTGATTTTAAACACCGAGAACAAACAATACCTTTTGTGTAATGTTATGATAAACATCTTTGGTACACTCTATCGTGATATACAGGTTAATGAGAATATGACTAGGAATATATTTAATTAAAAAAGGAAAATAGATTATGAGTTTAGCACAATACGTTTACAATAATGCTTATAAACCATTCAAAAAACATGTACTAGAACTTAAGACGGATAAGAAACCAGTGAGTAAGATACCGCAACAGCAACGATACTATGGCGGGGTAGAAGAAAAAGCATACAGCGGCACACTCACACGGGAACAACTCGCCAATGTAGTAACAAGTGAATCATTGCTTATGAAAGGTATCTGGAAAGAAAACCGTGACATTTTCAAAGACACATGGACGATTATACATAAAGACAAAGAGAAACAAGTAGATGATAATGATTTAGATATCATAAATAATTTCAAAAAGAAAACTAAATGGGATTACAAAAATAAACAAGCAGGGATAAGCGCAAACATCTATGGTGACGGATTCCTAGAAATCATATGGGAAGAACCTGAAGGGACAGGTATTGATAGTCTTGCACCAAATCAATCACCAGTGGATCTAGAGATTAAGAGTGCTGAATATATCGACCATACAGAAAAGAAAAAAGGTGACGAAACAGAATATTACATCTATAAAGAACCACGAATACAAAAAACATATATTCACCCAAGTCGTCTTCAACACATTGTTAAAAAGGTTATCCCTGGTAAGAAATTCGGTATAAGCAATGTTTTCACAATCAGGAAAATAGCACAATCTGTTCTTACTGCTGACGAGCAATATGGTGAAATGATAGAATGGGTAAGTACTGGAGTATTCGATTTATTACTTAAAGGTGCTAATAACGATGATTTAAAGAATGCTGAAACAAAAATAACTAAACGTAGAAAAATTAATGTACATGATGAAAATGCAGAATGGAGTGTTCTCAACCCTACAATTTTTGACCCTAAAAACTTTAATGATTATTTCTTGCTTAAAACATCTGCCGCTGTAGATATGGCTCAATATATTCTTAGTGGTGTTCAACCTGGGCAACTCACAGGGTCTGATATGGGTTTTTCAGATTATCTTAACCATATTCAGAGTCTTAGATATGATGTATTTATACCTCATATAAATCAAATCTGTACATTGCTATTGGAGGGTCAGGGTCGGAGTTTTGAGGATTACGAAGTGGATTGGCAGATGAGTTATATCGATGAAACGATAGAAGCATCTATTTTGAAGATGAGGTCTGAGGCAGGTAGTCTAGCTTATGACCGTGGCGTTATCGATGAGGATGAGTACAGGAATATGTTGAAGAACGGCATCAGTGATTTTAAGGGTGAGTCTATACTTGATAAAGCCTTGCCCGTGAATCCTAGGGTGTTAAAACCAATTATGGAACAACCATCCGTGGTTGAGAATCCTGTTTTGACTGCTAATTATATGACTACGGCGGAACGTGTCTTGTTCGAGATTGAGAAACTTAAGGGTAAGCAAGAGGTTATGTTGGAGGCGCAACGACTTAAGGAAGCAGAGAAATTGAAGAATGACTTTAAACCATCGCTGGACGGTCATAAACCTAAAAAGAATAAAAAGGGTGTGTGAGTCGTATAAAGAAAGAACAACAGTCAGAATCGTTTATAATGCGTTTAAACCCAAACAATACCAATACTATAAACTTTAATGTGATAACTGAATGGTTGATCTAAAACTTCCAACTCGTAAACTCATCGATGCAACACACACCCAAGGATTACAATTACGTTATAGACGAGACATCACAAACCTATATAACCAGTTCAAAAAAGATATACTACCACGACTCGGATTGTTGAATCTTAAACAGGAAGGCATACTCCGTAACCTGGGTGTAACATTTGACCATAGTAGCGAAATAACGATATATGCACATGCACCACGGATAATTGATAAGAACATTAATTTATCGTATAGGGCGGGTAAACGGCGGGCAACCACAAATAACCGCCTCACACGCAACAATATTGTTATCTCTATGAGTCTCACTATGATGGATAAACGTATTATTGAAGACCTTAAAACAAGGAATTTTAGTCTAGTTGTGAAGGCGACTGAGGATATGAAAACAAGTATGTTGCGGGTATTCAGTGAGGATATAACACAAGGAAAAGGAATACAAGAAATAACTCGTAACCTAATGGATAACATTACGGATATAAGCCATGCTAGGGCGGAGATGATAGCAAGGACAGAAACCGCATTCAGTTACAATAACGCAATAAGCAAAACATATCAAGCAGAGGGGATAGAACAATGGCAATGGTTGGCGACACTAGGTGTAAACTGTTGTGAAGTATGTATAGGTAATCATGGCGAGGTTTTCAATTGGGGTGACCCGCAACCTCCGAGTCCTCACCCTAATTGTCTCTGTACGATTTTGCCAGTTATTAAAGAAAGATAGAAGAAAAAAGAATATTTATGGAAGAAATTAAATATATTACGACTAAAAGTTTTGAACAAAATCTAGTTAATCATATGTGGGATTGGTGTCCCAATTGTCGTTGTCAGAATTTTGAGGTACATAGAACTTGTGCCCAAATCACTATAAAATGTACAGGTTGCGCTTTTATGAGAATCATTTACCCGTTTCCTGAAGAATCACATCCATAAAAAAAATAATAAATTATGAAACTCACTATCAATATGGAAGGTTTTGAAACATTGCAGAAAGAGATAAAAGAAACAGTTACGAAACAAGATATACATGATGCATTGTACGAATCTGTGATATTAATAGAAAGAGAAGCAAAACTTCGTTGTCCTGTACAATTTAATGTTCTCGCACCTAGTATAACACATCATAAAATTAGTGATTTAACATATGAGATTGGTGCTTATGCGGATTATGCAGATTATATAGAATTTGGTACTATGTACATAAAATGTGGCACGCCAGAACAACCATTTATATCTCGTAGTGGCGCACCTGGTTTGAAATTTCCTAGTTACCGTCCTTTTCTGCGTAGTGCTTTATATAGTAAACTCGATGAGATAAACAGGATTTTTGAAGATAGGATAAATAAATGAATGAAATAAAAGTTGAAATAAAATGTGATGCAAAAGAAACAATCTCTAATCTAGAAAAAATAACTGAACTTTTAAATAAGATTTTGGAATTAGAGAAAGAGTTGCAAAAAGTTAGAGAAAATAAAATTTGTTGTTATCCATATCAACCATATGTTATATATCAGCAACCACAAACATATTTGATGAATGCTTACAAATCAACTCCAATAGATGGTTAAATGATTGTTATTCATACTATCGATAACTGCAACAAATGCAAAATCCTCAAGATGGAACTCGACAAACACAATATCCCATATGAGCAAATGATAGATAACCCGCCTATACTGGAGAAGGAATATCCGATTATTTATTACAATAATGATTTGGTTTCCTATATTTTTATTAGGAAAAAAATAAGAGAGATGAAGAATGTATAATTATAAAATACAGAAAGTTGTAGACGAAAAAATAGACGCGGAAGAAATACAGGAACGACTCAATGATATAGCATTGGAATTCGATATAAAGGTATATACTTTGACAGAAAATAATATTGCTTGGGAAGCAAACGGGATAATGGAGAACCATAGAAGTATTCTACTGGAATTCGGTATGCCGGAACCATTCAGCGACATAAGAATCGTATGTTATCTAATTAATAAAGCATTCAAGGGTGCACCTGTTTGGCTTATGACAGAATATGGTTCAAATCAAATTTTAGCGGGTCATACTCCTTTTAAAAACAAGAAATAAAAAGAGGGATAAAAAATATGAGTAGTTTTATG